ACAAAACCTTTAAGGTCTTGTATTTTCCCAGTTGGAGGATTAGCAACGAAGAATATGTGTCCTTTTGCACTAGAAGCTTTTAAACCGTCTATTAGGTAGCTGTTAAGTGCTGGTACAGCATAAGTTAAATGTAATACAGCGTCCTCAACAATAGTAACACCACTAAGGAATCTTATAAGTCCTGCGGCTAAGTCAACCTCATAATCTATTCCTAACACATATGTAGTTGCGTCAGTTACATCTTTAACGACTAATAAAGTTATGTTGTATTTACCTATAGTTACCCATTTATCAAGTGCGGCTGAAATATTTGAAGCCACTGCGGCATCTAAAGTTTGAACTGTTTCAGCAATTGTAGTTCCAAATAGCCACTCTTTAAGGTTGTTTACATTTACATCATCTAATGTAAGTGTTCCCTTAGCTTTTATTTGTGTTACAATGTCTTTATCCTTTGTTTTAGCCCCTTCCCTAGAACTGTAATGTTCTAAGTTTTCTGTTTCTACTGCAACGGTGAATGCAGAGGCATTACCTAAGTCTCTATATTTCCCTGTAAAAACTGTATCTTCTTGAAAGATTACTTTTCCTTTTCCAAGAACATAGTCTGTAGTTTCAATAATTGGCGCAGCCATATTTTAGCTCCTACTAGAATTAATGTTTTCAATTGTAATAAAAGAACCTGCGGCAAATTGAGGAAATATTGTATTGTCAACAACATCCCCTTCTAAATCTATTTTCCCTAAGTTCTTACGCAATTTTAAAATAGCTGTTTCTGTTTGCTCTCTCAACTCTTCTGCATAAACAAAACCATTATAAGTAACTTTATTAGATAAAGTTGTGATGGTTTCGTCTGAAACGCTATAACCTACTAAAATTCTATACTTAATTCTGTTACTCATTTTTTCAGTTCGTTCTACATAAGCTATTATAATAACAGGTGTTTTATCCTCTCCTGGAGGATTTCTTTTATCTATTCCTAAGTATACTGTCTGATCTTTTGTATAAGTAGATTGACAGTATGCCTTTAAAGTTACATCATTTGCTATGCCATCTCTTAAAGTTTCTAACACGTTACGAATACCCATTTTAAAGCCTTTCAAAACCTTTTTCTAAAACTTTATTAAACTTATCTTTATACAAGTTCTCGACTTGTGTCTTATTTTTTTCTAATACTGGTTTCATTACTGGTCTTGATGGTATTTCCAAAACCTTTGTAGTGTTTTTTATAGGAAAAAAATCTATACCAGGTTGGCTATAAGCATTTCTCCTGGCACTACCTAGCTTGCGTTGCATACGCTTAGAAGTTCTGAACTTTTTTCCTAACTGCATTACATTAGAAACTTTATTTAGTTTTGAATCAAAATTTAAATCGTTTCCTTTCCTAACATCTCTGGCTGTGAACTGACCAAAACCAATTTCAATACTTTTACCATAGTTTTTAATTTTATACCTTGTCATCTTTCCTAACCAGTGATAAGCCGTTTCTTTACTCTTTTCTAAGGTCAACGGATGAGTAGCCTCCCATGAACCTTCACCACTAGATTCTATATAGGTTCTAACTTTTTTCATTAAGAAACTACCTATTTTGTTTCCTGCTACTACTTTAGATTCGGCATTAACAACTGACATTTTTAATAGGTCTTTATGCTTCTTTTCTAAGTTGTTATCATATCCTATACTTATCACAGAGCTATCCTCTCATCTCGCTGAATATGAATTTTAACAACTTGATTGTCTTCACTTTCAATTTTTATTATCTTCCATTCAACTGTGTTAATCCAGACTCTATCCATATATATACTATTGACGTCATCTTTCTTAACAAAGAGAATAGCTTTTCTATAATTGCCCTGCGGAGAAGAATACAAATCATCAAGATATTCCACAACTGTATTCATAACAATAGTTCCACCAGTTACAGAAATATATACAACCTCATCAGCAAATTCATCAGTATTGAAAAAAATTGCTAAGTCAGTATCAAGACTATCTTTAAAACTCATATTCTTCTCCCTGTATTATGTTAAGACCGCGGCGCACAAAAAAGCGTCTGGTTGGTGCATTGCAACTAATGGACTTGATTGAACTAATAATATTCTGGAACTTGGGTCTTTTTCCACCCAGCTCTTAGGGAAATACTGTACGGGAGTGAAGCCTGACTCTAAATCTCGGATAGCTCCATAATGCCTTGCTGTCCTAGCATTTGTACAACCCATAAATATTTTTTTAGCTGGAACATAGTAAGTTGTTGCTCCTGCATCGCTTACATACGTTTCGCCATAAGTGTAAATGCTTAGATTGTGAACATCTCCTTGATATTCAACTCCTTCTGGCAATTCTCTAGGTTCAATTTGCCCTAATGCAATTCTACGATTATCTAGCAAAGTCTGGACATTAGCATGTGCAATGAAAGCATCCCATGCATCATAACCCATTACCACTATACGGGGCACTAAACCAGAATCAAGCTGTATTAGCCTTTTCCAATCAAGTAAATCACTTAAAGGAGTAGCATTAGCGTCATCCCATACAGTAATGTCTCCAGTAGCAATGATATGTGTTGCATCCATACCAAAATCTATTTCAGCCTCATAACCGTCTCCGACTATTGGGATTATTCCAGTTTCAAGAACTTGGCTAGCCATCCATTCTTCTCTGCGTATAATCAACTCTCTAAGATATTCCATATCTTTCATAAGTTGTTCTGCAGCTCGTTGCTGTGGTGTTTTACCTAAATAGATATTTCCACCCATAGCCCTGTTAAGAATTTCGTCAGAAGTTGTTACCATCTTTTCTTTTATATAAGGTGGCTCAAAAGTTTTAGTTGTAAATCCGATTCGCTCAACAAATTTCCCTTGTTGTGTACTCCTAACAAAAGGTGCTAACTTCTTTTTTCCCTTGTAAATATCTATATCAACATATTTACTTTCGGATTTTTCAACACCTTGAAAGAAAGTATTTAATAGAAAAGTTGTGGCGGGAAAAACTTGCTCTAATGCTTTTAACATTGTTCTAGTATTGAACATACTAATACTCATATACTTATCCCCTTATTAAGCTGACAAAGATTCTTTAAGAAAAATCCCATACTTAGCTAACTCATACTTACAGTTCGCATAAGTTAAGCCAGTTCCAAAAGTTACAGAATTTTCATTATACTCTCCTGTAATCCAACCAGTTGTAGTTACGTCTGCGGAGGTTGCATCAGTATCTTTGGCAAGAATACACATATTTTTATGGAGTTGACTACCGTCTTTGCTTGCTGAAAGAGCTGTAGTATATTTAAGACTACCAGCCACAACAGTTATAGTGAAAGAATCACCAACAATAAAATCAGCACTTCCATCAGCAATAGTTATACCAAAATGAGCATTACTATATGCTACTGCAATAGTAAGGTCGTCTAATTTCACACCGTCAGGGTCAAAAACTGTAAAAATTTCTGAACCACTTACAGAGGCATCATGACATAAGAGAGTATATACCCCTAATTTAATTGCATCCCCTGCTGTTACTGCACCTGGTACACCATTCCCAGTGTCTCCTGCTCCTTTTGTAGCCGCACCAACCGCCATAGTTATTCTACCTATAACAGTTCCTTTGACTAAGTTTTGACCTGTTATAAGTTCAATGCTACGAGATACTATTGGATAATCTCCAGCTACAATATTATCAAAAGCATAAGCTTCGCTTGTTAATCCTAAGCTTTCAGCCATTATTTTTCTCCTTATTTTTTTATATTAATCGTTCAATACAACAGTTACACTGTTGTATAACACGTTCTCGTTCTTTACTTTTCCTGCCATTATTATTTTTCCTTATTCTTGTCGCCAACCATCATACCAACTATATCTTCTTCTTCTTTTTTTTCTTTTTCTTCGTCTGTCTCTTCCTCAGCAGGTTGAAAAACAACTTCAACATTTTCATTTGCAAGAGCTTCGGCATTTACGCCGCGATCTTTTTGGGCTTCCCATAAAGAAAAGCCTGTTTTCTCTATACTATAACCTTCTTTTATAGCTTTGGTTATAGTTTTTTCAAAACCAGCAACATTAAGAGCTTGTATTCCTAAGACTCGTTTCCTTTCCTCCATTACCCCTTCTTCAATCCCTAATTTTTTACCTTCTAAGCTTGCCTTATTGCTAAGCAGTTCAGACAACTTAGGATTTTTTTCTTTAAAATTTTCTTCTGTTATCTCTATATTACCTTTTGCATCTGGCATATAAGAATCCCCTAAATTATTGTTATTTAATCCAGTTATATAAAAATTATCAGTAAATTCAATTCCGTCAACAAGTTGTGAACTTACCGCCTGTTTCCCGATAAAAACTTTTCCATCAGCCATGTTTTCTAAAACGTAATCAATGTCTTTATTTCTATATTTTACCACGTCTTGCAAAAAAATGCTATATAAATAATCTACTTTTTTTTGCAAATTGTCTTTTCCTTCTTCTGACAATGGTTTGTAATTGCTTGTAAGTCGTTTATACTTCCCTGCATATATCTCTGTCGTTATAACCCCTTCTTTTTTTTCAGCTTCTGAAAAATCTTTATGGCACATTACTACCCCGATACTTCCAACCATTGCAGTTTCAGAAGCCAATATAATCTTAGAGCAAGCTGAAGCAATCCAATAACCAGCACTTGCTGCAAGGTCTTTTACTACCGCAATTATCTCTTTTTTCCCCCTTGCTTGATATATTGTATTGGCAAGGCTTTGTATCCCTGTTATGTCGCCTCCTGGGGTATCAAGTTCTAATACAATCCTTGTTACACCCTCATTTTCTATCGCTTTTTTTATTTCTTGTTGTATTTGCGTGGTGGAAGTCCCGCCATACAAAAAACTCATAAAACTAAGATTAGGCTCTAAAATGCCACTTATTCTTATAACTAAAACTTGTTGGTCTTGTGAGCTGTTATACATATCTTTAATAGGGCGATCTTCTTCCATAAAAAGCTTAATAGATTCCTTTTGATATTGCTCTAAGATTTCTGGCTGAATTGCCCAAATCTTATTTGGAATTTTCTTTATTGGCATTTTTTATCCTTTCTCCAATCTCTTCAATATCCTCTGCCTCAACATCTTCTTTTATAATTTCTTTAGTCGCATTCAATCCCGCAGCTTTCCTAAGTCCGTTTTCTATCTCTCGTTGTCGCTGTACATCCATCCAGTCCATGTTAGAAATGTCTTCTGCTTCTTTTTGAATTGTGCTAACCCCAATATTGATACGCTTTTCTGCGGCGTTTACTTCTTTAATTGGGTCTATACTTCCACTAGAATTACCTATCCAGGTAGCTCTGTAATATAACTCTTTATTCTCATTATAATTAGGAAGGTCAATTTTTCCAGAAGCTACTAACCCATCTAAGAATAATTCATAAACTGGCTGGCAAAAAGATTTTACAACAATATTCCTCTGATACTTAAATAATTGCCATGCTTGTAATAATGAACCTCTTGCCGCAGTGTAGCTACTAGAAAAGTGTTGTGTCAAAACTTCCACAGGTATTCCTACTGCCGCTCCTATATCTTTTGTTATAGCAACAACAAAAGGTTCGTACTTACTATTAGGTCTACCTGGATTAGTAGTTTCAATACTTTCAGAAGGTAATAAATCTATTATTGCACCTGGACTTAAAGAAATTTCTCCTCGCTCTTCCTCCTCTGTTGATTGGTCTAAACTGCTTGGTAATGAAGTGTTAGACTCTGTTTTCACAAACACGCTAAAGAAACTACTTATAACAGCAGCAGTAAGCTCAGCTTCAGTGTATTTGCTTAACTGTCTAAGACTATCTAAAACATTAGACAAAAAAGGAACGCCTCTTTTTAAACCTGGTCTCCCCTCGCTTCCCTTGTCATAGATATGGAATATTCTTTTTTTCCCCGTGAGCGACCCGTAGATAGATACTTTTTTCCAAATGTTTTGTTTGACATCCATAAGCTGGCTACCTGGATGTCCTTGTAATATATGGTAATGGGTAGGCTTGCCAAAAGAATTTATTTGTATCCCTCTTATAAGCTTAATGGTATCACAAGCATATCTAGGGTTACAAACCCTGTCATTTTCAATTGCTTGTAATTTTAAGCGAATAAATCCGTTATAATCTTTTGCAAATAATGTATTTACAAATACATCCCCTGACAACAACATAGAGGTCTGTACAAGAACTTGATACTCTTCAAAACTAAGGGTGTCCTCAATATCACAATGCTTTGCCCATATTTCAAACTTTTCCTCTATACTCCTTTCAAATTCGTTAGCTTCCTCTTTTGTAATTCCTAG